TGCCTTTTATCATCATAGAAATCATCATCAGACTGTTTAGACGATAGAAGAAGGGAGGGGTGTCTTATGGCTATAAAAGTTCCCACGGCGAATATATCCCATGAGGAATGGCTTAGGATGCGCCAGGGCGGGATAGGAGGTTCGGATGCAGGGGGAATCTGCGGATTGAATCCCTATGCAAGCCCCATGAGCGTCTATCATGAAAAGGTAAGCCAGGATGTTGAGGATATTGATAATGAAGCCATGCGCCAGGGAAGGGATTTAGAGGAATATGTGGCGAAGCGTTTTATGGAAGCAACGGGCCTTAAGGTGCGCCGTTCCAATGCAATGTACCGCAGTGAGGAACATCCTTTCATGATTGCGGATGTAGACAGGCTGATTGTAGGGGAAGATGCAGGGCTGGAATGTAAAACGGCCAGCCCTTATAATTCGGATAAGTGGAAGGAGGAGGAGATACCTCCCCACTATGTAATCCAATGTTATCACTATATGGCGGTGACTGGCAGGAAGGCATGGTATATTGCGGTTGTGATTCTGGGGCAGGGATTTAAGTTCAGGAAACTTTCCTGGGATGAGGAACTGGTGCAGGACCTGATATCCATTGAGGAAAATTTCTGGAACAATCATGTGGTCCCGCGTGTGATGCCGGACCCTGACGGCAGTGAAATATCAGAGAAAGTAATA